GCGAGAAGCCTGTCGCGGTTCCTGACGTACCGTTCATTCCTTGGCCTGTGCAGATTGGGGCGATCCGTCGGTTGCGGACGTGCGTGGGCGATGGTCGTGACGTGGTGGTTCGGAAGAGCCGTGACATGGGTGCGTCATGGGTGGTGTTGGGGTTGGCGGTCTGGGGGTGGATGTTCCATGGGTGGCAGAGTCTGTTGGTGAGTCGCGTGGAGGACAACGTGGACCGGACGGGCGACCCGGACAGCCTGTTCTGGAAGGTGGATTACTTATTGGCAAGTCAGCCCGGGTGGTTGCTTCCCTGTCCTGTTCCGGAGTTGCGCAAGGGTGGTCAGTATCGGCAGCACATGGTGTTGCGTCATCCGCAGAGTGGGGCGACGATTGCGGGTCAGGCGAGTGGCGCGCACATTGGCCGTGGTGGTCGGCGCACGTTTGTGTTGTTTGACGAGTTCGCGGCGCTTGAGGACGACGACGCTGCGTGGCGGTCGGCATCTGACACAACCTCTTGTCGCATCGCGGTTTCCACTCCGATTGGGTATGGGACGCGGTATGACAGGTTGGTGGGCGAGGCGCGTGGGACGGGGAACCCGGAGTTGGTTGAGATGCTGTACTACCAGCATCCGGAGAAGGCGCATGGGGCGGAGACCAGGGTTGACTTTGACGGCAGCATAAGTGGGGTTGTTGGAAGCACTTACATCTGGACGCCATGGCTTGCCGACCAGTTGCGCAAGCGTGACAAGGTGGACTTGGCGCAGAACGTGTTTGCGGAGGCGATGGGTGCTGGCGCGGCGTTCTTCCCGAGCGTGACGATTACGAGTCATCGGCGGGAGTTTGGCCGGGAGCCACGCCGGGCGAACTGGATTCGTGGGAAGTGGGTGGACAGCCCGACTGGTCGGTGGCGGTTGTGGGGTGACGAGGACCCGGTGGTGTCGTCGTATGCGGTGGGGATTGACCCTGCCTACGGGACGGGGAACCACGCGAGTGCGGTGGCGGTGTTGGACGTGACGGACAAGCGGTTGGTGGCGATGATGGTGGATGCCAACATCACGCCTGCGGACTTGGCTGCGGAGGTGGCGGAGGTGTGTCGTGGGTGGTATCGGGAGGCGGTGGTGGCGTGGGAGGTGAACGGGCCCGGCCAGAGTTTGCAGCGTGACTTTGAGGCCCAGCGGTTCCATCGTGTGTGGAAGCCTCGCAAGGAGGGCAAGAGCACGCACGGGATCATTGACCGGGTTGGCTGGGTGTCGAGCGAGCAGAGCAAGCGCCTGTTGCTTGGAAACCTGTCGAGGTCGGTCCAGCAGGGTGAGATGGTGATCCCATGCACGGGGACGTTGGACGAGATGTTGGCGTATGTGTTGGATGGGAATGGGCGGGTGATCCCGGGCAGGCTTCGGGACGAGAGCACGGGTGCGCGTGAGAACCATGGCGATAGGGTGATTGCGCTTGCCTTGGCGTGGATGGCCATGGATGATGCACCTGTTCCGGGCGGGGAGCAGGAGTCGTACGCTCCGGGCACGGCTGGCGACCTCTTCCGACACTGGGAGGTATTTCGATGATTGCAAACGCTGACAGGGTCAGGCATTGGGCCGACGAGAACGAGGAGGAGATCGTCTTTGCGGACGGTCTCGACGATGCCGTCATTGGCCTGACGCGGGACATGAAGACGGGCGCGTGGCGGGTTGTCTACGACACGCACCGGGTGGTTCAGGTCTTGGTCAACGACAAGGGCATGGACCACGACGACGCGGTCGAGCACTTGGAGCACAACATCGTGTGTGCATACGTGGGCGAGGGAACCCCCATTTGGTCGTTCCTGCCGATCATCGAGGAAGCAGACTGATGGCGAAGAAGCGTGGCCCGAACCTGTCGGTTGGCCGTGGCGAGAAGTTGCCTGTGTCCAAGGGCGCTGGCCTGACGGCCAAGGGCCGTGCGCGTTACAACCGGGCGACGGGAAGCAAGTTGCAGGCCCCGACCAAGGACAAGAACGATCCTCGCCACAAGTCGTTCTGTGCTCGATCCCGGTCGTGGACTGGGGAGCGCGGCAAGGCTGCACGGGCAAGGTGGGGGTGCTGACATGGCCAAGAACTCGCTGGTCGGAAACATCAACAAGCGTCGCAAACTTGGGATCTCGCGCCCCAAGTCTGCCAGCACTGTCAGCGCGAAGTCATATGCCGCCATGAAGCGCGGCTGGAAGAAGAGCAAGTGATGCCGAAGGTCGGAAAGAAGAAGTTCCCGTACACCGCAAAGGGCAAGATGGAAGCCAAGGCCGCTGCGAAGAAGATGGGAATGCCTATGAAGAAGGCGCGGGGCCGCTGATATGCCGTTCAAGAGCAAGGCACAGCAGGGGTACATGTTCGCGAAGCACCCCCGTATTGCGAAGGAGATGGCGTCGAAGACTCGTTCGATGAAGTCTCTCCCCGCACGCAAGAAGGCGCGGGGCAAGTGAACGGGTTCCTGCGGATTCGGTCGTCGTGGTATCCCGTCGATTCGATTGACCAGATCGATGATCTGGGTGGTCGTGTCCGGGTCACGCTGCACGGGAATGTCAAGATCGAACTCGATCCTGTCGAGGGCGAGAAGGTCATGCGCCAGTTGCAGGGGAAGTCGGAGCCCGCGACCGAACCGCAGGCCACGTTGCCGTTGATGGCACGCGTTGCGGCGCTTGAAGCCCGCGTCATGGCGTTGACCGCCACCAGTGATCTCATCCGGAAGAACAAGGCGGTGAAGACCAGTGCTTGACTTTTCTAGCATCTCGCGAATTCGGGACGAAATCGATCGCGCCGAGTGGTTCCGCGATCAGCACCTTGCCACCCCAAAGGAACTGCGTGAGTGGTTCACTGGGCAGGGGTACCGCGATGGATATGGCACGGATCACCCCGAGAACGCGGTGCATGCCTATGTGAGCATGGTGCTTCCACGCATCGTGCATGACAACCCCAAGGTCCGCGTGACGAGCGCCCGCCCGGAAGTCCAGCGCACGGCGTGCGTTGCGATGAAGGCGGCACTGAATCGGTGGTCCAAGATGACGCGCCTGCGTTCCACCATCGAGCGCATTGGGACGGACATGCTGCTTGGCTGGGGGATTGGGCTGGTGGTGAACGAGCCCAAGGGTGCGGAACGCAAGTGGGATGCGGATGGCCCCTACCTTCCGCGCATCTATCGCATTGATCCTGCGAGGTTTATCCTCGATCCTGCGGCGATGCACTGGGAAGAGGCCCGCTTCATGGGCCATGTCTGGATCGGTGACAAGGATGACCTGCTGCGTCGCGCCGAATCGGACGAGACGTGGAACAAGGAAGTCATCGAGATGCTGGCCACGAACAACGGGGTGGACGAACTGCGCGATCATCGCGACATCCCCGAGCGGTATGAACTCGCCATTTATGAGATTTGGGTGCCTGAACTGGACCCGATGGCGGCAGAACTGTTGGACGAGATGACGGATCAGGCGCTTGTGAACGGCACGATCTACACGGTCGCGAAGTACCAGAGCAGTTCCAACGACTGCCAGTGCGAGATGATTCGCAAGCCGCTCCCGTATTATGGCCCCCCGACGGGTCCATACACGATGTTCGGCGCATTCACGGTCCCGAACGACCCCTATCCGCTGTCCCCGATCGTTGCCTGCCGGAACCAGATCGAGTACTGCAACGACATGGCCAAGAGCCAGCAGGAGAACCAGAAGCGGTACAAGCGCATGCTGGTCGGGGATGCCAAGAACCCGAAGTTCCTTCAGGATGTGGTCAACGCGCCGGACATGTATGTCTTTGCGGAGGCTGGACTTGACGCTCGTAGCCTTCAGCCCGTCGAGATCGGCGGAAGCACGAACCAGCACATCCAGTCGGTGGAGACCGCCAAGGAGCGGCTCGACCGTGCGCTCGGCATGTCGGACGCCATGCGCGGCAACATCGCCGGATCGGCCAGCGCAACGGAGGTGGCGGTGGCGGAATCCGCCAGCACCATGCGTATTGCCCACCTGAAGCGGGCATTTCAGGATTCCATGGACCTCATGCTGCGCAACGTGGCGTGGTACATGTTCCATGACAACCGCATCGTGCTCCCGGTCGGCGGGGAAGACACTGCCGCCATGGGGATCACGGACCCCGTGTTTCAAGGCGGACTGAAAGTTGGGGCATGGGAGGACATGCAGATCGACGTGGATGCCTACAGCATGGAGCGGACCAGCGAGATGCTGGCGTCGCGCCGGGCGGTGGAGACGTTCCAAGTGGTGACGCAGGCGGCGCAGGCCATGCCGATGATGCCATGGGTCAAGTGGAAGGACCTACTTGGGTTCCTTGGCGACGCCCAGAACGTGCCCCAGATGGCCGAGTTCATTGATGACAGCCAGTTGCGCCAGATGCGGCAGGCCATGCAGGCTCCGCAAAATCCGGCGCAGGGGGGTGTTGCGCAAACGGGCGCGTCCCCTTCTCCTACGGGTGAAGCACCAGCAGTTCCGCCCGCAGCGCAGGCGGCGATTGCCGGAGCGCGTGAGCGAATGTAATGCCAGCATACGAATTTCAGACAGCAGAAGGCCAGATCATCGAGTGCGTGTTCGCCATGAGCGAAGCACCGACGATTGGTGCCATCTACGAACACCCGATGTTTGGGCCTGTGACGCGAATCGCAAGCGCCACGCAGGTCAGCCCGAACTTCACCACCAGCACGTATCCCTATGTCAGCCATGCACTTCCGAAGAATCTTCCGGGCGTGACGTGCGATGCTGCTGGCAACCCGATCATTTCAAGTCGCCGTGAAGAGCGCAATGTTGCGGCTCGTCATGGCTACATCCGAGCAGAGGACTGAACATGGACAGCACCGCTGAACCCATCGTGCAGGCCGAGACTCCGTCCAGCGGGGCGGAGGAGCAGGTCAAGCAGGACACTTCGCCATCCAACGAGGCCATCGCGGCTGAACCGCTGGATGAAGATGACATTGTCTTGCAGAAACTGCTCGACGAACTTGCGGCAGAAGAACCCCAGCCTGTCGAGGCTTCGGCCCCGGTCGCTGCGGAAACCAAGCCGGAGGTTCCCGCCTTCGACCATGAAGCGGTCGCCAAGGTCCTGAAGAGGGACGGCGTACCCGACGAGGTCATTGCCAGCACTTCTCCCGAAACGCTCCAGCGATGGGCGGATGCGGCGGCGAAGCGCCAGAAGGACGTTGACTCGTACGGAGGTCGATTGAAGGACATGGAAGCGGTCATTGCAGCCGGAAAGCAAGGAGCGCCAACGCCGGACAACACGCCAGCGAAGGCAGAAACCCCTACCGCAGATCCGTTTGCGCAGATGGCACAGGTGTACGGCGAAGACCTCGTCGCTCCAGTGCGTGCCGCCTTTGTGTCACAGCAGCAGCAAATGCAGGAGCAGTTGCTGCTGGCGCAGGCCCGAGCAGCCGATGCGTCACTCCGCGTCCAATACGGGGCAAAGTCCCCGGCATGGGACATGGTGCTGGCGAAGATGTCGGAACTTGGTTCTGCCAAGCCCGGTGGCTATGCGAACGTCGATGCACTCGCGTCCGCTGCCTACGAGGCCATTGTTGGATCGAAACAGTCAATCGTCGCCAACATCCGTGCTGCCCAGCCGTCGGCCCCAACGAAGGGGAACCCGGCCCCGGTCAAGCCCGCCGAACGCGACGAAGACGACACGATCCTTGATCAGATCCTATCCGGTTCCGGAGTCATCCGGTTTTCCGGCAACAGAAAGTGAGTGAGGCACCATGCCTTCGATTACCCAGTTCAATGACTTCATGCAGAGCACTGGCCCTGCATACCTGAAGTCCGCAGAGGCCGTCATCAACGAGGCGGTCAAGAACAACTACGTCCTTTCCCGCATGCTCAAGGAGAAGGCCAGCGAGACGCTGGTTCAGGGCGGCACGTCCATCAAGGACGTGATCGTCTTCACCGACAGCAGCACCTACCAGAAGTACCAGCCGAACGACACGTTCACGTGGTCGAATCCGCAGGTCACCGACACGCTGACCGCTCCGTGGCGCTTCAGCATGGACTACATGTCGTGGACCGATCAGGAAGTCGAACTGAACGACGGCGATGCCAAGGTGGTGTACAAGCGCCTCAAGCGCATCAAGGAAATGCGCATGTGGACCTCCATGCTGAACGGCATGGAAGACGACCTGTGGCAGAGCCCGGTTGCGAATTCGGCCAACATGGAAGGCACGAACGGCAAGGAGCCGTTCTCGCTCCCCGTGTTCATCACCGAAAACGTGAACTCCGTCACCACGCTCGGAGAGCGCGGTGGCCGTCCCACTGGCTGGACTTCCGTGCTCGGAATCGACCCGACGGTCGATGAGCGGTGGTCAAACCAGATCGCGTTCTACAACACGACCGCGACGTATGCGGCTACTCCGACCTACAACGGCGCTTCTGTTGTCAAGGCGGCTGGTGCATACACCAACCACAATGCCAACTCGATCGCCCGCGAGGTCTACAGTTTCTTCGGCGCATTTGATGACATGTTCTTCAAGTGCAAGTTCAGCGCACCGCTCACGCAGCGCCAGTACTTTGAGGAGACGAACTACCAGCGGCAGATGATTCTGTCGTCCAAGTCTGGCGTCAACCTCTACAAGCGTGCTCTGCGTGCATCGAACGACATGCTCGTCAGCGCGCAGGACAGCGCATACAACACCCCGACGTTCTCGGGCATCCCGGTCGAGTACTGCGCGAATCTTGATAACGCTGCGATCTACCCGATCGGCAACGCTTCGGTGGCTGATGACGAGGCTGGTCGCGACGGTGCGACGCTCGTCACCACTGCTGCTGGCACGGAGTTCGGCGGTACGACCATCGACAAGGGTCCCCGCTTCTACTTCGTGAACGGCACGTACCTCACGCCCGTGTACCACACGACGCGGTACATGAAGAAGCACGACGTGATGCGTCACCCCAATCAGCCGTTCACGTGGGTGCAGCCCGTTGACTGCTGGTGGAACCTGTTCTGCAACAGCCGCCAGCGTCACGGCATCATCGCCCCGCTTCGCACCGCCTGATTCAAGTGTCGGTGGCCGGGCAACCCCCCGCCACCCACCACAACAGAAGGAAAAACCATGTCAGTTCTT